GAAACATTAAAAATAATGAGTTCAACAGGAAGTGCGATAATTAGTGCATATCCAGGTTTTGGTAAAACTTGTACATCAATTAATATAGCAATTGGAATAGGTTTTAAAACATTAATAATAGTAAATAAAATTGTTTTAATAAACCAGTGGAAAGATAGTATAATAAAGTTTTGTCCAGAAGCATCAATTCAAATAGTAAATGCAAAAAGTAAAAAACAAGATGTTCATTTTTATATAGTAAATGCAATAAATGTACCAAAATTAAATAGATTATTTTTTAATGATATTGGAACTGTAATTGTTGATGAATTACATTTAATTATGGCAGAATCATTATCAAAATCATTAATGAATGTATCTCCAAGATATTTATTAGGATTAAGTGCAACACCATATCGTCCTGATAGTTTAGATAGATTAATTGAATTATATTTTGGCACAAATAAAATTTGTAGAAAATTATGGAGAAATCATATTGCATATAAGGTTAGAACAGAATTTAAACCAGAATTACAATATACTTCAAATGGAAGTATAAATTGGAGTGCATTAATAGATGATCAGAGTAATAATTATGAAAGAAACGAATTAATAGTTAAACTAATAATATTAAATTCAGATAGAAATTTTTTAGTTTTAGTTAAAAGAATATCTCAGGGTGAATATTTATTAAATCGTTTAAATGAATATGGAGAAAGTGCAACGTCATTACTAGGTGATAATCAAGAATTTGATAAATCAGCAAGAATTTTAATAGCAACAGGGCAAAAATGTGGTACAGGATTTGATCATGATAAATTAGATACATTAATTTTAGCTTCTGATTTTGAAGAATATTTTGTACAATATTTAGGAAGAATTTTTCGTAAAAAAGATATTGAACCTGTTGTTTATGATTTTGTTGATAAAAATGGAATACTTGAAAAACATTTTAAAACAAGAAAAGAAATTTATCTTGAACATGGAGGAAAAATAAAATATTATGATATAAATAATTTAAATTTTGAAATTGTTGTTGAAGAAGTAAATGAAGAAAAAGAATAATTATTTATATTAAATAAATGAATTTTAATATAAATATTTCAACTAGTATGCCAACGTTGTTTTCTGGAACACCATCAATGAATACTTTGATACTTCAACACCATTAGGATGGCAAATATCTGCAGGATCAACTACAACTTCTTATAGAACTAATTCTAAACTAACATCACAAAATGCATCACCATTGCCTTAATATTTTTAATTATACTAATTAAAAATATTTATTTGAATGAAAATAAATAAAGAGTTTGGTTTACATCAGCTAATATTTCATCTCTAATATTTAATAAATCAACAGAATTTTTTCTTGGAATTAATTTTGGTAAATCAACTTCAAGCCAATCTGTAAAATTTGATAAATAATTAAACATTTGTTTATCATTTAAATTTTGAATTGTTAATTTAGCTGGTTTATCTAGTTTAATTTTTTTTGCATTTTGGAGAACTTCTGCAAATCTATCAATATTATTTCCTAAAGTTATAAATAATTTATCAGAAGCAATATGTCTAGCATATGATCCAGTCTGAAAATGATATAGTTTAACTTGATTTTGTACTTCAAGCATTTTTAAAATAATTGTTGATGTCATTTATTATATTAGAATATAAAGTTAATTTAAATAACAACAAAATAAAACAAAATAAAATATGGAACAATTAATGATTAAAGGTTTACCAAATATAGGAAATTCTTGTTATTTTAATTCTTCAATACAATTATGTAAACTTATTAAAAATATAGAATTTCAAGATAGTAATTGTACTGAAAATTCTTTTATTAGAGATATTCAAAATTTATTTGAAAATAATGATGAAATAAGTAATTATTTAAAATTATATACTTATATTTCATCTAAATTACAATATCAACAATTATCACAACAAGATAGTAGTGAAGTAGTTCAATTTATAGTTGATAAATTTGTTGATTTAATTTCTGATAAAAACAAATTATTATCAATATTTAATCAAATTATATTTTGTTCAAATTGTTCTTATTATAGAATATGTAATGAACAAAAAGAAAGTATGCTTATATCACATGAATTAAATAATTCTTCTTCAGATACAATTGAATTTCTTGATTTTTTTAAAAATATTATTTCAATTCAAAATATTGATAATTTAAATACTGAATGTAAATGTGATTCTCCAAAAGCTCAAATTCAAACTATATTTACAAGTTTACCAGAATATTTATTTATAAATGTTGGAAGATGTGATTATACAACAAGAAAAATTTATAAAAAATTGCTTTTTAATAGCGATTTTAATATTGATAATCCAATTCATTTAGAAAACAGTATAAAAGGAATTGATATAAGAAAAAAAAATAATCATTATATTTTAATTGGCATAATTATACATCATGGAGAAACTAGTAATAGTGGACATTATTCATCAATAATTAAACACAATGAAGAATGGATTTATTGTGATGATTTAAGAATTGTAAAAATTGATATTAATAATGAAATGGAATATATACAAAAAAATTGTTGTGTTTTGTTATATAAGAATGTAACATATTAATTTAATATAAAAGTATTATATTAAATTTTAAATGAAAAAAGTAGCATTATTAGTTTTTGGACAATTTAGAACAGCTAAATTAGTTCTTGAATATAATTTAAGAGAAATAAAAAAATCATTTAATAATCAAACTGATATTTTTTATGATGTATATATATTAACAGATAAAAAAACAACAGGAAATTATTCTAAATTAACAGAAAATATAGTAAATAATATTTTTAAAGAAAATCAAGTTGAAATTAAATTACTTTCTTTTTGGGAAGATTTAAATTTATATCATGATTAAGATAGAAGTATAAGAGAATATTATATTAGTATTGCTGAAGGAAATGCAGGATGGGGAGAAAAAATGTGGTTTACTTCTAGTATGTGGTATAGAAGATATGTTTTGTGGAAATTATTTTTAAATACATCTGTTGAAGAATATGATTATATATTATTTTCACGTTTATTTGATACTAAAATAACAACAATTAGATCAATATTAAATTTAGATTTTGATGATGATACAATTTATTTTTCTATGGATACATTAATTTATGGAAAAAAAGAAATATTAGATTTATTTTTTAGTTCATTTAGAAATAAAAATATTTGGACAGATTTTGAATGGACAAATGATTTTACTAATGCATTTAGAGATTTTGATTGTTGTTTAGCTTATAATAAACCAACATTTTGTTCAGAAGCACAAGTATTTCATTATATATGGAGAACATTTCCAAAATGGAAAAATATTAGATGGGATTATAATGCACTAGATTCACCTTCACATCAAGAAGCATTATTTTATATAATACTTGTTGAAGGAAGAGAAACATATAAATAATTTTTAATTATATTTAAAAATAAATTATATATAAATGATAAAAACAAATTGCAAATGAGTTTAAAAAGAAAATTATCTGAGAAAGAAAAAAAATGTGTATCATGTTCTCAAGATTGGAAATGTGGTCATTGTAAAAATTTACTTCCATCTTCATACCAAATTGATCACATTATACCATTTAGTATATGTCATAATGATAATATTGATAATTTAATGGCTCTTTGTCCTACTTGTCATGCTAATAAATCACAAGTTGAATATAACCGTATTCTTCAATATAAAAAATTAAAAGCACAAAATAATTTTGATTATTTATGTTGGTTTTGTTTAAATAATATTGAAGAACATAAATGTAATAGAGAATTAAAAGAAATAAAAAAAGAAATTCCTAAATATAAATTGAATTCAAATATAAATTCTTTGGATAAATTTAACTTTACAACAAATATGAATTCAACATTACATATTATTAATGATATGAATAAATTAAATTTAGATTCAATATTACATATTAAATTAAGAAATTCATTAATATTTGTAAATTCATTTTTTACACCATCAACAACTTTTTCTATTGAAGAAATTGCTAAAGCAGTATCAATTGCAACAAGAACTAAAAAAGATTCTAAAAGATATGATGAAGTTGAAATTACAATTGAACTTGAAAATATTGATAAAAATAAAGAAAATGAAATGATTGATTTTTTAAATGATAATCTTCCTTCTCTTTTACCAAATAGAATTTTTAAAAATGATGAAATAAGTTATACATACTTAATTTAATTTTAATAAAATTAATTTTTATTAAAATTAATTTTTATTAAAATAATTTTATAATATAATAAATGAATCTTAATAATAGTTTTCTAGCTGTTGTATTAGCAGTTTTAGGATTATTTCTTACAGTAGTTAGTTTAAGACTTAGTAGTGTAATTGAATCAACTTCAAATTGCATGCAATCATCTTCACTAATGAATTCTAATCGTCTTGTATTAATAATTGGTATTGTATTATTTATGAGTTCTGCTGGTTATCTTTTATGTAAAAGAAGTTGCCAAGGTGATCTTTCAGCAACTTCAACATCAGATTTAATGTATTTAAGCTTTAATCTTGTACTTGGTATTGTTATTATTGTTCTTTTTTCTATTATTGCAAATCAACTAAAATCTTGTAATGCACAATTATCTGGTGCTGATTCATTTTTAGTTGCATTTGGTATTATTATTGGTGTTTCATCAACATTATTATCACTTGGTGTTCTTGGTAAAAAACTATATGATAATAAAGAAGATGCATCACTTAAATTAAGTCAAATGAAACTAAATGCATTGGTTAATGCTCAAAATTTAGGTAATAAATTAAATACTAATGCTCAAAATTTAAGTAATAAATTAGTTGAAAATATGAAAGCTTCATCACCTGAAAGATTAGAAATTAATCTTCCTCCACCTTTAAAAGGTCCTAAAAGAAATAATTCTCATGATCGTATTGATGTTCCATATGTTGATCCTTTTGGTTATAAACATTAAATTTAGATATATTTTTTATAAAAAATATATTTAATCAATCTCTATTTTCTCTAATTAAATCATACCATAATCTAGCATATCTTAATACATCTTCTTCTTTTACACTTTTATCATCAACTTTATTTAAAATATTTTTAAATACATTATTAACAGTAGCTTTTGTAATTCTTACTCCACCATCTGAAGCAATATATCCTAATACATATGATGTTGGATTTTTATATTGTGGATCTTTAAGATTATCTGTCATATCTAATATTTGAATAATATTGTCATTATTTAAACGAAATTCTTTTTCTCTTAATTTTTGTATAATTGCATTAACAGTTTCTTTAAAATGACCTTTTGGATCAAATTTTTTATCTGTTCCAAATACATCTGAAGTTCCTAAACCAAGTGGTGTAAAACCTATTTGAGCAAATTGTTTAATTGATGTTTGAAAATCAGGATTATCTATATATTCATCATCATCTTCCATTTATTATAATAAATAAAATCTTATATAATAAATATGTATGATTATATCATAATTGGAGCTGGAATTGCTGGATTATATTCTGCTTATAAAATTAAAAGAAAAAATCCAAATTCTAAAATTCTTATTTTAGAAAAAAATAAATCAATTGGTGGTAGAGCTGGAACAGATATTTTTTATGGTACAAATGTACTTTCTGGTGCTGGTGTTGGAAGAAAAACAAAAGATAAAAAACTTTTAAAACTTTTAAAAGTTTTAAATATTCCAATACATTTTTATACTTCAAAAGTTGTTTCAAAAGGCTTTAAAAGAATTGATATAATAAAAATTATTAATCAATTAAAAATAATATATAAAAAAAATCCAGTTAATACAACTTTTAAAAAATTTGCTATTTCTAATATTGGAATTAAAAAATACAATAAATTTATTTTATCAGCTGGATTTTCTGATTATGAAAATGAAGATATATCTAATACTTTATATCATTATGGAATGGAAGATAATGTTGGAAACTGGAAAGCATTTTCAGTTCCTTGGAAAAAATTAACTATTAAACTTTGTAATATTATTGGTTCTAAAAAAATAAAAACAAAACAAAATGTTACAAATATATTTCAAAAACAAAATTACTTTTTAATTAAAACTAAAAATAATAAAGTTTTTAAAAGCAAAAAAATTATAATCGCAACAACTATAAGCACTGTTAGAAAATTATTAAAAAATAAAATTTATGAAAATATTGAAAGTCAACCATTTGTTAGAATTTATGGAAAATTTAATTCTAAATCAACTGAAATTATTAATAAACATTTAGATACTTTTACAATTGTAAAAGGACCATTACAAAAAATAATACCAATAAATAAAGAAAAAGGTATATATATGATTGCTTATAATGATAATAAAAATAGTTTATTGATTCAAAATAGATTAAAAAATAATTTACAAAATAGAAAATACTTTTCTAATCTATTTAAAAAAGCATTAGGAATTAAAAATCCAATATTAATGTTAGGTATGAAAATTTATAATTGGAAAGAAGGCACACATTATTTTAAACCTTTGGAATCAAAATATAAATCTTTTAGTAACTTTATAAATCAAGCTCAAAATCCAATACCCAATTTATATGTTGTTGGAGAAATGTTAAGTCAAAATCAAGGATGGGTTGAAGGTGCTTTAGAAAGCGTTGATAAAATAAAATTTTAATTTTAAATCTAATTTATTATATTATTTATAATATAATAAATGTATAACGTAACTAATATTGCTGATTTGCCAGAATTATCTGATATAGAAAATTCACATAGTAAAGAAAATTACAATGGTGCTGAAAAATTTATTAGAAATTATTCAAGAGAAATACCAAATAATTCTGGAATGAGTGATTCTATGGGTGGTCATATGAGTGGTAATATGG